AAATGTGAATGTCTCAATTAGTGTGCCTGGATTTCCAGTTACATTTCCTAGTGAGTCAATTAAAGCAATGTGGAACTCATCAAATCTACCACCACGAGATTTTGTATATGGTGAAGTGCCTGGTTGAGGAGCAATTGAAACCCATTTCTTACCAGTGTCATATTCTAATCCAGAGTAAACATCATTACTCTCGATTGCAGTAACAGTTGCGATTGTTGTACCACCATTATCTTTAAGAACTGTACCATTAGTAACTCTCTTTGTGGTATCCCATAAAGTTAAACTGTATGTGTCAGAACCGTCATTACTGTAAACAGTAGCATAATATTCATTAGGTGAAGTTCCCCACTTAAGGAATTGCCCTGCACCTTGCATTGCAGCAGCAACAGCAGAAACATCAAATGTTAATGCAGCACCAGTATTACCAATTTTTGAAGCAGCAACAGTGATTGTATTGTCTATTGCATAACCAGAACCAGCACTTGTAACTGTAACAGCAGCAGCACCAGATCCATTAATTGTAATATTGAAAGTAGCACCAGTACCAGATCCTTGAGCACTATATGAAACATTTGTATATGTTCCAGCAGTTCTAGCTGCATCAGCAGCACTAATTGAATCTACAGTCGCAATAATACCCATTTTTCTAAACACTCGATTATTTGCATCTACACCA